TGTCTTTCTGCTGGCGCAGTTCTTGGTCTATTGATATAAGTTTTAGTAAGAATATCAAGAGAGTTAGACATTTTACGATATCCAGATCCAACATACATCTGACCTGCAAATACAGATACAGTTGCTGCACCCCAGAACAAGTAATAGAATCTGGACTTCATTTGTGCTCTGATCTTTTCACGTTTTCTTATAAATTTGTTTGGGCTTTTAGTCATTTGAATTCACACTCCACCATAATTTCAGTTAAACAAGCGAGAAGGTTAATCTCTTGGTCGGCAACAAATGCTGCCTGATATTGGTACTTTGCAATAATTAAAATTGCTGCTGCCATTGCAGGACCTTCCATGTTCTCTGAGAGAGAATCATAGACCCCTCTGAGAAGAGATGACATATCATTGTCCAGATTAGCAACTACCCATTTACGAACCTCTTGAAAATTTTTATCCTTGAGGAATCCCATAAGATCTGACACATTAGAGTCAGACATGTCAACAAGAATACCTGAGTCAATCTTTCCACTAGCAGAGTACCGTTGACACTCATTTAGAATACGTCGCCAATCGGGAAAATGTTTTTGGATAATTTCAATAAGGACTTTATCATCTGACTCAACTTTTTCTTTTTCTAGGATAGTACGAAGACGTCCATAGAAACTTGCAGCAAGTTGAGTCTTCATCTTACCTTTGATGTTGAACTCTACAACTGCACATCGGGAGTGGAGAGGTTCAATAATTTTATTTTTATAGTTACAGGTAAAAATGAATCGACAGTTATTATAAAACGCTTCAATATTAGCACGTAGGAGAAGTTGTACATCGTTCCCTGTGTTATCTGCTTCATCAATAATAATGATTTTATGTTTTGCATCCGAAGAAAGTGATACGGTTGCTGCAAAATTCTTTGCTTGGTTCCGTACCGTATCTAGAAATCTTCCCTCGTCAGATCCATTAATAACATAATAATCTGCTCCAAGTTCTTCACATAGTGCTTTAGCAACTGTAGTTTTACCTACACCAGGAGGACCTGATAGTAAGAGGTTAGGAACCTCACCTTTCTCAAGAAACTCTTTAAAGGTTGTCTTAATAGAAGTGGGTAAAATACAGTCATCAATAGTTTTAGGTCGGTATTTTTCGACCCAAAGAAAATCAGACATAACGAAATAATAGATTTAGTCGTTGTAGACTGAATCTGGTTCAAGTGCAATAAAATAATTAAGGTTTAGTTTTTTGTTAGTAAAACTAGCAAGTTGTTTCTTAGAGACAACAACATCATAAGATTCTGGAATGATTTTGATATTCTCTCTTTTAAAATTAAATATAAATTCTTTATCTGTTCTTCCTACTTCAATTGAATAATCATTAGAAGTTTGATTATTCTTATCACGAGCAACAAGTTTGATAACATGACCATCGCCAATAGCAGTCAAATCTGGAAGACCAAGAACATCAGCAGCACGAGTCAATTGACGTAGTTGTTCTTGTTCTAGTTGAAAACAAACATCTCTACTAGGTAACTCAATTGTTTTCTCTGGAAGTGAAGGAACTAAGGTATGATCACAGAACCAATACTTGAACTTACTACGTTCACGTTTGATAACAACGTAGTTTTCATTAGTGAAATCAAGCATAGGACCATCCATCAAATCAAGGGTATTCAGGAACTGCGGTAAATCATAAATTGCAAAGTCCCTTGGCATGTCTTCATCAATAGTTGCTTCCGCAAGAATATTTTTCATGGGAGACATAGTTTTGATTGAAGTTCCCTCCTTCACTAGAATAGAACCGTTGATAGAAGAAAAGTTCTTGAGCAAGGAAGTTGTTTTTTCGGATAGTTTCATAGTAAAATTTTTTCTCAATTTCATGATCAGTTAAGGCATAGTGTGATCAATATTACCACTGGTCATTGGAGGTTTTCCATAGTGGTTGTCGAAGTGCAATAATAACATAGCATAATGAATGACTTTTAGCAAGTCTTTTTTATCTTTTCCATTCTTACTTCCATATCTGCTGCCATATTTTAAAATATTTGCTTGACAGAAATGAGGTGCAAGATCTCTAGATGCCATTAGATCTATTGTTTGGACTTTACGATACTCATGTTGTGTACCTGTATAATGTCCGTTGTAAGTAGAAGAAATATATTCTTCTATATCTTTGAGGATCTCTTCCTCATGATATTTAAATTGATGATTCAAAATAGGATACTCCTTATCAAGTGTTCCATTTAGAGTGTCATATGCCAAACTCCATGCATTAACCATATGTAAATAGAAAATCATTAACAAGACTTTCTGCTTTATCTTCTCCAAACTTTCCTTTCAGGTATCCTGATACAGGATCAAGTTTAGTCATATAAGCATCAAAGTCCTTATAAACACTAGTATCTTCACCAGTGGGTTTCTCTAATTCTACCATATCCTTGTACTTTGTCAAGTATTTGGTAAACATTTCCAAGTGGTCATCGACTTCATCCATCGTGCATTTAGCAATATAAACATTCTCAGAGAAGTGATTACCAGGTTCAAAGAAACGATAGTCTCCTTCACTCTTTGGTAAACCATCAACTGAAAACAAATAGTTCTCTACTGGATGTTGATAATCAAAAACTATAATGACTTTCTTTTGAAAGAATCCCATTAAGTCCATACCAAAACAGGGCAAGTTACTGCCCGTCTTTGGATATATGATGTTGTTGTAGATACAACTTTTATTGTCCCATATCTCAACTTCTCTTGCTTTGATAAAGTAAGGAGTTGTGTATGTTTTTGCTGTTAGGGAAGTTCCTTTACTTTCCCATTCTGCCCAAACGTCCCCATCTGCACAATGCAGAGGGAACATTTTGTTTAGAGCATCTTTATAATTTTTCCACAGATTCATCGTTTAATTCGGATTTAGAAATTTGAAACTCTACATCAACCTTATCATACAATTCTAAGAAGGATTGCTTAGTCTCTGCATCGAATCTATTAATGCAAACTTGAATTGACTTCTCTTTGTTTGCAAAGATTTTGTAAGAGTGAATAATGTGAACCAATCTACGAGTACTGATCACTTCATCTATACCACCATCATAGAATGTTTTACGGATGATGTCTGCCCAATCTACAAGTCTCTTACAGAACTCAGGAGCATTTACATTTGCTTCAGCAGCAACACGTTGAAGTATCTTAGTTTCAGTAGCAACTGATGGATACTCTTGCTCGAAAGTAACAGCAAATCTCTCAAGGAATGCTTCGTTCAATACATTAGTACCGATGAATCTACCATCATCACTACCTTTACCCTTTGTATTGGCAGTAGCAATAATATTGAAACCATGGGCGGGACTAACGAATCTACCAATCTTCTTTAAGAAGACTCCCTTTCCTTCGAGGATTGATTGAAGGCAAAGAATCTTGTTGGAAGCCAAGTCAACTTCGTCAAGCAATAGAACCGCACCGCGCTCCAAGGCTTCGATGACTGGACCATTATGCCAAACGGTCTCACCGTTGACAAGACGGAATCCACCAATGAGGTCATCTTCATCTGTCTCAATTGTGATGTTCACACGTATTAACTCTCTATTTAGAGAAGCACATGCTTGTTCAACTGAGAAGGTTTTACCGTTTCCTGAAAGACCAGTGATGAATGTAGGATAGAATATTTTAGATTGAATGATCTTTCTGACATCTGTATAGTTGCCAAAAGGAACATAGTTAGGGTCTTTGTCAGGAACAAGGTTTCTCTCTGCAACAGGAGCAGCAGAAGGTGCTTCGTAAGTCTTCTCAAGTTTCTCTTGAAGAGTTAGATTCCACTTACCTTTACTAACTTTGTATTGTGCAATCTTACGAGTAACAGTAGCATAAGCAATATCGTTCATAGCACAGAATGCACGAACCTCTGGTGTTGTGAACTCGGTACCGAATTGTTTTTTTAATCCGTCGAATGCTTCTTGTTCGGTCATCTTTAATTCAAATGGGGCAGTCATGATAAAGTAATTTGATTTATATTAATATTATAATACATGATACCACCAGTGCAATGTACAGTGGACACTTTATCAACTGGTTACAATAGCATACCTGACATTGAATTAGGTGGTTTCAACGCATTCTCATCAGGACCACCAGTGTCTTGCATGTATGCATTATCTCCAAACATCAAAACATAAGAGTGTCTTTCATCCTTTGCATCATAATCAACATGTGGGGCATGGATCTGATCACTAAAATATATACTGATTGTTCCTGGTTCAGTTGGTGCTTCAGCAACCTTCACTAAGGTATCATCTTCAACAAAGTTTCTAAATTTATTATCTGCTCTTCTTCTCCAATTAGGAACTGCACTTGCATATTCTTTTTCAGTCCAAGTATATTTTCCAGTTTTCTTATTGTAGTAGAAACAAGTTTTATTCTTAGGGTTATGTTCAGATAACCAACCATTACAAACTAAAACTCTACCACTACCTTCAAAACTATCACTGTGTGGCCATGCTTGTGCTTTAGTTGCAGTAATAATTGAGTGATGGTAATAATTAATATACGAAGAAACTGGAGTGTGCCACTTCTTAGTAGATAATGTATCTCTTACTTTTGCAACTAATGGATCAGGAACTGTACCAGTATAAAATGGATTCAGTTTACTCATGATGTTTGGATATACAGGACATGAGCGGACTACTTCTCTAAACTTATCAAAGTTTTTGTAAACATTACTAAGAATATAGTATCCAAATCCTGGTCCGTATTCATAATATTTTTTATCAATTTCTTCTATGGGATTTACAGCAGATGCCTCTACTAGTTCATCAACACTCCAGATAGTAACCATAATGTTATATTATATCGATTTATTTATACCAGATCCAAGTATCGTTATATGTACTCATTCGAGACTTTATATTTTGACTTTCTCTAAACTTCATTACTGCTAATTGAATTAACTGTATATTCCAATCATGACCTGCAAAGATTCCTCCATCTTTTACTTTCGGATACCAAACCTTTATATCATTTTTTGCTTGTTCAAATGAACAGTAACTATCAATAAAAATAAAGTCTAAAGATTTATCTTCTACTTTTTTTGCTGCTTCATTACTATCCATTTCATAGAACACAATTTTATCTTTATGACCAGAAAATTCCTGATTGTGATATGAAATTAATTTAATATATTCAATTTGTTTTTTATCTACCACAATTGGATCATAACTTTGTTCATCTTCTTTTAGATAATCTACATATGGAACATAAGAATCAACACCATAAAGTTTTGAAATGTTAGGGCAGTTTTGTAATAAGGTTAAAAAACTTTCCCCGACATGAACTCCTATCTCAGCACCAACTAAATTATCTCCATGTAAATTTATACAATGGATTATACTTTTGACATCTGGGGTAGCATCCTTATAATCATAAAATGGATCATCTGGACTAGCAAAAACGTGTCTTTGCATGTACCCCTCATCACCTTCTTCATATCTCATATCCATATTTATGCCACCATTGAGATAAATTCTGAGAGAATCTTTTTGTTCATCTTCTTAGTTTTAAGTGACTTACCAAATGCTCTCTTGATCTGTGCCTTGGTTGCATCTTCTTTAACTTCAAACTCTGTATCATTATTCAAAGCACTTGATGCGATAGCAAACTGTCTGTTGTAACCATATGCATCGAAAGAAACAGCACGACTCTTTCTCCAATCATTTAAGATGTCCTCATATTTGTTAGAGTCATCAAGTCCATCACGAAGGAAAGAGGCAAAGTCACGAGTAGGACAAACACGAATACCAATCAAGTTTACTTCTGGGAATTGATCGTTGATATAGCGGTTGAAACACTTTGTATGACTTCCCCACCAATTTGGAAAGGCATAGGAATGTCCATTCTTACGATTACGAAGAATCACTCTTTCACCAAGACCACGAGTACCCATATGTGATTCATCATCCCAAGGTCTCTTAACAAGAGAATTCATTTTACTGCATTGTGCTTCTCCATCAGTAAGAACAATACAGTGAACTTTCTGAAGTTTGTTCTGCTGTTTGAACTGAGGAATAATTCCATCAAGACATACTAGTGCTTCATTCAAAGGAGTTCCTGATAGTCCAAGGGCATAAGGGTAACTGTATTCTGCAGAGTAGAAATTATGAGAGAATCCAGAAGCAATACGATAAATTAATTTCATCTGTTCATTAAGTTCAGCAGTTCTTACCTTACTAGTAAATAGGTTGAGCATACTGAACTCTTCAGGAATATTGAATTGATTTGTTTTTACCTCATGAACATTTATCTTATTCTTGATTTCCTCCATAGTACGAGTCCTGAGTTTGTACTCATTAGTAAATGCATAAACATCAAAAGGAATTTGACATTTCTTACAGAACCAAAGGAGATTGTACATCTGCTTCAAAGTTTCTAATAATTGAGATGCCATAGAACCAGACCAATCAAGTACAAATATCAATCCATGATTCTTACCATCTGGAACTACTGTGACTTTTTTGAACACGTCTTCATTAAATTTGTAAGTGTGTAATAAAGCTGTATCGAGAATACCAGTCCGACTAGTAGTAGCACGGGCATATGCGTCAGCAGATTTTTTACACTCGAATTCTTTGACAAGATAACTTACCTCCTTTTGTGCTGATTTTTTAAATTTTACAAAGTCCTGATCTACAACTCCAAAAAGGTCGCGTTCAGGATTACGTCTCTGTTCTTCTTCCCAGTAGTCAGTTACTGTCTTGTAAATCTCTTCGTTAGAAATTACAACATTATCAATATTGACTTTAGGTAACTCCATATAGATAGGAGATCTGGTGTCCTGTTTGTTGTTAAGTTCTGAGATATTCTTATTAAAGATGTCATCAGTTCTTACTTCTTGCTCTCCATGGAAACCACCAGTCTTCTCACTTTTAGGTACATCAGTTTCTGTCTTTTCATCATTATGATCTTCTTTCTGTGCTTCAACTTCTACGTTTGAGTTAGGTTGTTCTTCTGTAGATTCCTCATCAGATGATTCTGTAGGAGTAGATCCTCCTTCAAAAGACTCTTCAGATCTATCAGGAGTAGGTAAATCTTTTAATAACTGTTCCTTTTTTTCATTCTCTTCTTTTACAAACTGGAAGATTTCATCAGCAACTTTAAGTGCTTCAGCAAAAGTTTCTGTGTCACTTACTTTCTTAATGAATGGTTTTTCTGCTTCATTGAAAGGAAGAGTAACAAAGTTACCAACCTTGAAATGTAGATTGATGCGGTCAATAAAACTGTAATTAGTTAAGTTATCTTCACCAAGTTCAAAGAAGTCTTGCTTATGAAGTGATTTGTAACCATTGAAGAATGTTTTAGTAAGACCACCATAACGACGCTTCATCAACTTCTCAACACGGGCATCTTCAGTGATGTTTACATAAGACTGTGGAAGATGTGGATAGGTTACCTTCCACTCCTCTTGTGGAGTGTATAGAGCATGTCCAACCTCATGGGATACTAGTAGATCATATACAATGTCTTCTGCCTTTTCCCAGAGTGGTAAAACAAGGGTACGAGTTTCAACGTTGAATGATGCAGTATCTACTGCACGGTTTTCTACAATAAGGTTTTCTGTTGCTAGGAGTCTTGCAAGATGTCCCTTAACTTCATTAAATGCGTACATAGTGTTCGTTTCGTATATACCTATAATAACGAGAAAACCGCCCCTTGGGACGGTTGAGTAGACACTTTATTAACTGTCCACGTCGCTTTCTTGCTTGACGCAATGCCTGTGGTTTTAGGTGTCGTTTCTTTTCTTTTTTGGAGTGGTGTTGCCAGTTTGGAAGTTTCATTATAGTAGGTGACTGAATCCCTTGATCTTTTCAAATTTAATTGTTGCTGAAAATTTGTCAAGTAGTTCAGTTTTGTGTGAGATGATGAAAATGTTTGCTCCTTTAAGAACGTATCTAATAATTTTCATAAACTCATCTGTACCGAAAGTATCCAGTGAACTGTCAAACACCTCATCCATGATTAATAGATTTGTGTTAGTTGAGTTTTTAAATCGTGCTACCTCCCTCCATGTAAAAAGTAGTGCTAAGTCGATCCGCATTTTCTCACCTTCAGAAAATGAAGCGTATGAAAAGTCCTCATGGATAGGAGACTTTACGCTCTCGTTAAATTCCTCGTCAAGGGTGAAATTGATGTAAAAGTCCATCATCTGTAGATACCTATTGATCTGCTGATTAATAAGTGGCAGATACTTTTTGATGATCTTTGTTTTTACACCACCATCCTTAAGAAGGGAATACACGAAGTCATAATCACGTTCTTTAGTTTTTTGATCTGTTATTTGATTGTAAGAAGACTCTAGATCTTGCTTAAAAGTTTCTAATTTCTCATGTTCAGAATTTTTGTTCTGTAAGTTACTGGTAATAGTTTGAATTTCGTTTCCCAGATTCTTGGATTGTTTATGAATCCCAGATATTCTAATATTATTGTTAGAAATTTCATGTGTGAGTCTAGTTACCTCCTTTGATAGTTCATTAAACTGACGCTCTCTGTTCTCTTCCGTTTTTATGGTTTCCAGTAGATCATCAAGACCATTGGATAACTCATCTAGTTTAGTTTGAGCATCAACAATTCTATTTAATCTAAACTCTTCTTCTATGTCCTGAGTACAGGTTGGGCAAACCGTATTTTCTTTAAAGAACTTGAGGTCAGTGGTTGCGGTTGATACTTTATTAGATACCCGACCTTTCAAAGTACCTAGCTTCTTGAGGTTCGTTGTTGCATTTGATACATCGGTCATTTTGTTAGAAATTGTTAACAATTCTTTATTTTTAACCTCATTGCTTTCTAATAACTCCTCATTCTCAACGACCAATTCCTTAAGAGTATTCTTCTTTTTCTTAATTCTTTCTTGTCCCTGTTCCTCAAGTTCCTTGATAAAGTTTTTCTGCATAGAGATTTTATCAGTAAGATTCTCTTTCTTAAGATCAAGGACTTTAACATTTTCTCTAATACCTCTAAGTTTAGTTTTAACCACTTCATTCATTGAAGAAAAGATTTTAATGTCAAGGATATCTTCAATGACTTCCCTACGTCCTGGTGCATTCAATTGCATAAAAGGAACGAAAGAACTACTACCTAGAATGACTATCTGAGTAAAAGACTTAAAGTTAAGTTTTAAAATATTTTGTTCCAGATACTTTTGTTGATCTACTGCGTTTGCAAGTTGATCTAAACATTTACCATTCTGGTGTATCTCAAAGACAGAAGGTTTCATTCCCCTTCTGACAAGATACTGTCTACTTCCAATAGAAAACTCAACCTCAACCATACAATCTTTTTCATTAATTGTATTAACTAATTGAGATTTGTAGATCTTTCTGAATGGTTTATTAAAAAGACCGTAACAAAGTGCATCCAAAACAGTGGATTTACCTGCACCATTTGTACCAATAATTAAGGTAGTATCACTTTTTTGAAAATTTATTTCAGTAAATTGATTTCCTGTAGAGAGAAAGTTTTTCCATTTAATTGTCTGAAACGAGATCATAATGAGAAGGAAGGATCACAATGTCATTGGGAGATATAATAGTGTACTTGTAACCATGATGCTCACAAGCTTTTATAGCAGGTTCTTTTTCTATTTCAACTGGTTCTACTTCGGTATCTGCAAAGTCATTTAACATTATAGCATATCTTTCTGCGTCGTCAACCTCTTCAAAAAGAAATAAAACTTTCTTTCCTAATTTGTCGAAGACACAATAAGCGCCATCGTTGACGTTTTCTTCTTGGTTGACGAGAAGGAACATTTACGCTATTTCGCATGCTTCATTATATATCTCATTAATAAGTTTCTTCAGATTAGACTTATCAAAATCACCTTCAGACTCTTCAATATACTTACTAAGAATGGAAATAGTATTTTCAGATTCTTCAATCTGGATGTTTTCAGCATCTATCATCTCAAAGTTTTCAACAACCTTAAGATCATAAACATTTACTGAGAGCAGTTTGTCAATGAACTTTTCAAAATCCTTTTCACTGCTCTTCTTTCTAACAATAACTTTAACAATTTTATTTTTATAGTTACTAAAGTTAAAAGTTTGTCTAGGGGTATCCTCATAATAGATGTGCTTATACATCGAAAAGGGATTATTGATAGCAGTGGTTTCTAGGGTATCCAGATCAAGAATATGAAAACCACGATTATCATTTACATCATTCCAATAAATCTCATAAGGGTTACCTAGGTAGTAGACAGTTCCATTATTTGATCTTGTATGAAAATGTCCAGATAATACCTTATCAAACTTATTAAGAATGTCAACGTCCATACTACCATGCTCCATAACAACATGATGATTAACTTTAAATCCTTTGAGTTCAAGGTGTCCCATTGCAAGTTTAGATGATGACTTTTTGATACATTCAAAACTTTCTTTTTCGTTTTCTTTATTAACCCAAGGTAAAAATAAAATATCACGACCACCAATACTTACTTCTTGAGGATCTGGATAAATTTTTACATTGTCATACTCTCTTAAAAATAATCCAACACTTGTTAAATCATTTGTATTTTTGTAATAAGCGGTATGGTTACCAACGATCGTATGTACTTCAATTCCCATCTTAGCAAGACGATCATAATAGTTTTTCTTTGCCCAATCAAGTGCCCAGAAATCAATGCCACGGCGATTGTCAAATGTATCACCCATGTCAATGATTGTTGTAATCTTACGTTTCTCTAGTTCTGGAAAGAAAACCTCATTATAAAAATCTAAAAAATAATTATGAAAAGTTTGAGAATTCTTACGAGCACCAAAGTGTTGGTCAGTAATTACTGCTACATTCATTTTAAATAATCCTCAAGACTGTTTTGACTTCCCCAAAATGATTCTACACTTTCTAAATCAGGATCAGCAAGTTTCCAAGGATCAAAAATACTTGCAGTTGGAGTGTCTAAACCATGAGACAATTGTACCAAATCAAGTATCTCAAAGCAACCCAATGTAACTCTTTCTACATCTTTAGGATCTTCTTTGTAGATATCCCAAATATCACTCTCAGAACACTTCTCCTTTTCTAAAAACTTCTTTGCTCTCTCTGAAACATCATTCCAAAATGGACTATCAAAAGAAGATCCCATTTGATAATGGTATGCCAAACCTTCTAACCATTCTTTTTCACTACTAATAATAGCAGTATTCACTTCTTGTTTAGATGCATCATCATTTACATAGTCAACTAAAACTTTAGAAATTTGATGTGTATGAAGACCAGAAAGACTTTGTAGAGGTTCCATGAATCCTGCAGCATTTCCATTTCTAGCATAAACACCATTATCATCAATTAAAAAAGATGCAAATTGAGGTTTCCAAGTAACATATCTTGCTGTAGATACATCTTCATCTGGAAGCATTTTTTGCAATCCTTCTCTTGCTTCTTCTTCTGTGGTAAATTTACTACTAAAAGTATATCCCCAAGTTTGACGATCTTTTAAAGGAATACCAAACATCCAACCATTCTCATGAGCAAAGTGAACAGTATGATTCCAATTGCCAGGAGACATTTTCCTGTAGATGACTGCTGAATCGACAGTAGGTAATTCAGATTCTATATACTCATCTTTGTATAATAAAGGTTCATTACCACTACAATCAACAACAAAATTATAATTACGTCCGTTTACAATACATCCATCAGGTGAAGATTCAATACTTTTTACTTTTTCAGCAACAACTTTAATATTAGTTCCTTCAATGTTTTCTATATGTTTTAATGTAAAAGTACTTAAGGCACTTGTATCCATATGAATACCATATTGACCTACCCCAAAGTCATGTTCAAATCTTTTATTTTTCTTTCCCCAATTAAAAAACCTGACTCCATACTTAAGACTACCTTTTAATTCATTAAAAAGCATATCAGTACTAAATTTAGATCTTCTTAGAACCTGAGGAATGTGAGGTGTAGTTGCTTCTCCAATTCCAAAGATGGGAGTTTCTGGATCATAAATCCAATCAAGTTCAAAATATTCAAAATTTAATTCCTGAGAGAACTGAAGAGTCTGAAGGCAACCTGCTGTCCCTGTTCCAATTACAGCAATTTTAATCTTTTTAAATTCAGTATTCATTTTTTCAATCTATACTGTACATTATCTTTAATTGAATTATAGTCACTTTTACTATTGCTCAAAACATTATCATCAACATTGAAAACTTGATCATAACCAGTCTTTTCTAGAATCTTATTCTTAATATCCATCTGCTTTTTCTCTTTTTGAATCCGTCTTAGAAAAGCATAATGAATGATCTGAGTAAAGTAAGCAAATGGGTTTGTTGATTTATTTGGATCGAAGTTATTAATATACTGAACACAGTTTTCAATTCCATCAGATATCATATCTTCACGGAACATGTAGTTAACAAAGTTTGGTTTATATGATAGGTGTGTTGCTATCTTCAAAAAGCACTCACCAAGATAATTCGTGATACGAGGTTTTGGTTTCTCGTTCTCTTGTGCTTCTTTTACTTTGTTTTTATAAACAATTAGAGCATGTAAAAGTTCTTTATTGTTTACATAATGTTCAGATCTAGCTTTGGGCATTATTTGCTTTTATCATGGTTTTATTATAACACTTTAATCAAAGCTTGACAAGTGTGCTTAATGTATGTACAATAACCTTGTGGAGGTTCAGAGGGATATATTAAGTATCTAATTTAAGTTTTAAGCATTTCTCTAGGATCTTTCTAGCATTATCTACTGTGCCAAGAGAACCCATTGTCCTATTGAGTTTAACTCCTTTAGTCCCATTGTTAGGAGGAGTGTTGATATCTTGAAAACCCGCCTTGACGTATTCTTTGTAGCACTGTATATAATAATTAGTTTCAGGTAATTCAGTCATAGTAATAACATTACTTAGTCTTATAAACAGTGTTTCTTCAAATGTAACCTTTACCCAAGGTTCAAATTTCAAAACATTATGGTTTGATCTTGGTGTAATCTCAACCGTGACGGGAGAACCCAAAGCAATAATAGGGTCTTCAACAGTTTCATCCGTGAAGATCTCAGAGATAATTTCCTCGCCAGTCGTTAGTTTTATAAGTGCGTAATAAGTGTCATCCATTAATTTTTTAAAGTAACGTTTACTATATCATAGTTAAAATTCTCTTCTGAGTAGATCTTAACTCTTTCAATCATGTGATTGAGTGTATAATTTTTTCTTGATTTGTAACTGATGTCATCTGCCAGATCATAAAGTGTTGCCTTGGTTTTGTTATCTCCCTTTCTTAGCACCCTTCCGATTGATTGAAGGTTTCTGATTCTAGACTTACTAGGAGAAGCAAACACTATATTGTGTAGGTTTTTTATATTGATACCAGTTGAAAATGTACCATAAGAAGCAACTATTATAGCATTGTTTTCTTTCTCAGCAATTGCTCTTACTTCCTCACGATCTTCTACATTTACACCACCGTAGATGAAGAAGACTTTTTTATTACGTGTACTAGTATTTATTAGTTGATAAAGTGGCATACCATGATCTTCCACTCTATTGAAAAGAACTAGAGTATTACCCTTTAAATCTAATGTTAGGTTTTTAATAAAGTTATTTCTTTGCTCATGTTTTATAATATACTGTGT